CTTTTTTGCTTTTCTGTAAAGTTTAGGTTATAGACCCGCCACAGGGAGCGTACCCGTGGAAACAAAAACTTGTCCGAAATGTGGCGAAGAGAAGCCGACTGACGACTTCTATCCCCAAAGGCGTCCATGCAAGAAGTGTATGCGCGCTTACCATCAAGCTTTCGCAGCCTCACGCCCACATTACCACCGCAACCGCAATCTCCTGCGTAGATACGGTATTAGTAACGATGAGTATCAAACACTCCTCACCGATCAGAATTTTGCTTGCCCTATTTGTACGGTAGAAATATCTGATACGTTAGCGTATAGAGACAAACGATCAGTTGTCGTTGACCACAACCATGATACGGGTGAGGTTCGCGGAATACTTTGTTCGGGGTGTAATTTGGTGCTAGGCCACGCGAGAGAGAATACGAACATTCTTTACAGGGCCATCGTGTACTTGAGCGAACGTGGCGCGTATACGCCGAAAGGTAAATGATATGAAGAAGTTAGACGCTGCTGCTAAGAAAATTGGTAAAGTGATGGGCGAATATAAGCGGGGCACATTGCACGCTGGCGTAAATCCTAAAGGCCCTGCAAAGGCTCCCTTGGCTAAATCGCGCAAACAGGCTATAGCTATTGCCCTGTCCGAAGCTGGCAAGTCCAAAAAGAAGTAAGGCTAAAATATGGCATATCGCAATAACCGTAAGCCGAGTAAGGCCGACATGGCTAAGAACCAAGGTATGTATCAGGACACCGGGGTTCCCAACGCCAACTCGGAAAACGACGGCAGCGAAGATATGTCTAATGAAACTTCGATGGAACTTCCCGACGGTACGGAAGTTTCCATTGAAGAACCAGAGATGGAAGACGAGCAGGTCGAAGAGCCTATGTCTGAAGAAGAACTTCAGAATATAGTCATCGCCGAAATCGACGACGCCCAATCTTATATCGACGACGACATCAGTCCGCAGCGTGCGCTTGCGGGCCAGTACTATAAGGGCGAACCCTTCGGCAACGAAGAGGAAGGCCGGTCGCAGGCGATGTCAATGGATGTACGGGATACTGTACAGGCCATGATGCCGTCGATCATGAAAGTATTTTTCGCGGCGAACAACGTCGTTGAGTTCGCGCCGAACGGCCCAGAAGATGTTGCCAGCGCGCAGCAAGCAACGGATTACGTCAACTACTGCCTGACACGCGATAACAACCTATTCAGCGAATGCTATTCCACATTCAAGGACGCCCTGATCCGTAAGAACGGTATCATGAAAGTTTGGTGGGATACTGAGAAAGATGTCACGACCCACTACTTCACGGGTCTGGACGAAGCTACATTCTCCGTCCTTCAGGCCGATGCCAATATCGAAGTTAAGGACGTAGAGATTACCTACGGCGAGACGATGGTCGAAACGCCGATGGGCATGATGGGCCAAACCCAGCCCGCGACCTACGATTGCACCGTTGTCCGCACAACGGAAAAGGGCCGCTTACGCGTTCAATCTGTACCGCCCGAAGAGTTTCTGATTGACCGCCGTGCGCGCTCTATTGAAACCGCCGAATTTGTAGCCCACCGTCGTTACGTTACCGTATCCGATCTCGTGAAGATGGGTTACGAGTGGGATGAGGTTGAAAACCTTGGCTTCGAAACGCTTGACGACTTTGAAGGCAACCCAGAAACATTTGACCGTAACCCGCAGGCCTTCGTTCAAATCACAGGCCGCACAGATACGACATCGCGCAAAGTCCTCTACATCGAGGGATATGTGTACGTGGACATGGACGGTGACGGGATCGCGGAACTTTGCCGCGTCTGCGTTGCTGGCACCGCCAACAAGATACTGCATTGGGAACCTTGCGACTTTATTCCGTTCGTAGACTTCTGCCCCGATCCAGAGCCGCACACATTCTTCGGCATGTCTATCGCCGACGTGACGATGGACATTCAGCTTATCAAGTCGAATATCCTCCGCAACACGCTGGACAGCTTGGCGCAGTCGATCCACCCACGCACGGGTGTTGTCGAAGGCCAAGTCAACATTGAAGACGTGATGAACACCGAAGTCGGTGGCATCATCCGTATGCGTGCACCGGGTATGGTGCAGCCGTTCACAATGCCGTTTGTCGGGCAGCAAGCCTTCCCGATGTTGCAGTACATGGATGAACTGCGCGAGAACCGTACCGGTATCTCTAAGGCCGCATCGGGCCTCGATGCGAACGCACTTCAGTCTTCGACCCGCGCTGCTGTTGCGGCCACGATTACTGCTGCAGCGCAGCATATCGAACTGATCTGCCGTATCTTCGCCGAGACGGGCATGAAGGGCCTGTTCCGCAAGTCGATGCAGCTTATCGCCAAGAACCAAGATGCTCCGCGCATGGTTCGTCTGCGTAATGCGTTCGTGCCGATTGATCCACGTGTGTGGGACACAAGCATGGATGTCGTCGTCAACGTCGCTATCGGTACTGGTAGCAACGAAGAGAAGATGGCATTCTTGGGTCAAGTCGCCGCTAAGCAAGAGATGCTGATGCAGATGGGCGCGCCACTGGCCGACATGCAGGGTTACTACAACACGCTGTCTCAGATGATGGCGCTGGCCGGGTACAAAGACCCGACTGTGTTCTTCAAAGACCCAGCCATGATGCCACCTCCGCCACCGCCTGCACCACCGCAGCCGACACCGGAAGAGATGCTGTCTCAGGTGCAGATGGAAGCGATTCGCGCTGACATCCAGAAGAAGGCCGCAGAACTTGAGTTGCAGCGCGAAGAGATGCTGCGCAAGGACGACCGTGAGCGCGACAAACTCGATGCCGATATGATGATTAAGGCAGCCGAGATTGAAGCCAAGTACGGCGCGCAGGTCAACACCGCTAACATCGAAGCGTTAATGCAGCGCGACCGTGAGTTCCTGCGTCAGCAGGGTGAGATGGAACGGGTAGCTGTGCAGGCTCAACAGGCCGCGCAGAACGCACAGATGGCGCAGGCCGTGCAGCAAGCTCAGATGCAACCTGAAATGTCGATGCCCGTTGAACTCCCGCCGGAAGGTATGATGTAATGTTTGAAGATTATTTCTATGATGATCCGGCACTACAGGGCCTTTTGGCTGCCGCTATGGATACCACGCCAGCAGCAGCACCCGTGACAACGGCGGCGGCAACACCCGCCACAACGGCGGCAGCGCCTTACGACCTGAGCAGCTTGGCTGGCTTGGACCTGAGCGGCCTGTACGGCATGAACTTCGGTTCGGACTTTGGCAGCGGTGGTGCTGGTGGCGGGATATACCCAACTAACCCTGACCTACAACTGTTTAAAGCGCCGTTGTCGAGTAAAGGCAACCCGACTGCATACGGTGACAACTACATATCAGTAACATCGCCAACGCAAGTCTTCCGTCTCTTCGATAAAAACACAGGGAAAGTGGTATACGAGGGTGTTGGCTACGAGGGAGCGCAGGAGGCTATCAACCGCGCCAGTGCGCTTACCGCCGAGGAAGGCGCAAAGGCGCAGTGGCAGATACAGACCCCGAATCCTCAGCAAGAGAGCGGCTACAGCATCATCGCCAGTGAGAAGCGTAACCAAAGCACTCTTGGAGATATAGCCAGTGTCGCGCTTCCCGTTGCTATGGCCGCCCTAACTGGCGGCATGAGCTTACCGGCGCAAATAGCTGGTGCAGCTATGGCTGGTGCAGCGGGTGCGGGCTTGGCTGGTAAAGACCCTCTCAAAGGTGGTTTGATAAGCGCGGCCACGGCTGGTTTGGGCAATGTGTCAGGGTTTAACGAAGCCGTTGGTGGCGCACTTAGCAATGCAAGCGACGCGGTTACAAACGCGTTGATACCAGAGATCGCCAAGCAGGCAGCGGCCAGTGCGGGCGGCGACATTGTTGTCACCGGTCTCAGCAATCTTGCGCAGGGCGCTGCGTCTGGGCTACTTCAGGGTGCTGCGTCGGGCCTAACGAGCGGCCTCGGCGACGTAACTGTTCCGCAACCTGTACGGCAACCTGTACAAGAACCGGTGCAACCACCTGTCGAAACCGCCGTTGAGCCTATTGTCGTCAGCGGGTCTAGGGTTCCGTTCGGGTCGGAGTTGCCCTTTGCTTCTGCGCTCCCTGCGCCTGTTGAAGCAATACTTTCAGGCGCATTAACCGCCGCACAGCCTATTCCGGCGCAACAGCCTACAGTACCGCAACCCGAAGAAATTGTTGTTACTGGAACAAGGCCGACAGAAGTAGACCTTGGCGGAGTACTTGGTGCGCTGACGCCGACGATACCGTTGACGCCGACACCACCGTCTCCTACACCAATTCCGGAAGAAATTGTTGTTACTGGAACAAGGCCGACAGAAGTAGACCTTGGCGGAGTACTTGGTGCGCTGACGCCGACGATACCGTTGACGCCGACACCACCGTCTCCTACACCAATTCCGGAAGAAATTG